CAGCATGACAGAAAAGCGGATCGATGAGATATTTGATTCGCTCAAGGACGCGCCCACCTTGTCGTTCAGGTATCTGGTCACTGAGGCCATTATCAAGGAGCTTAAGAAATGACTGCAATCATGGACAAGCCAACCTACGAGGAAGCATACGAAGCTGCGCGCGTCGCCGTCACAATGGCCGCGTGGGATGTTGCAGAGGCCGATCCCGATCATGCGCAACACGAAATTGCAGTGTTACGACAAAAGCTTGTGCAGCTTGACAAGATCATCAACCGGGAACGCAGCCGTCGCACACGCCCCATTATCAAGGAGCTTAAGAAATGAGCAACGGAGAAAGCGCGAAGTGGGAAGCCACGCAGCTACTGAAGAAGATGGAAGACGGGGCGAAGCTCAGTGCGTGGGATATTCAATCATTGATCGTTACGCTTGGCGGGCAGAATGTCTTGCCCGAAAGTAACGAGCAAGGCAATCTCGTCGATCCAGGCGCGGCCGCGCTGACGCTCGCGCTGCTGATAGTTGCCCACGGAGTCTAGGGTCAGATTGTTACCTTGATCACCCCGGCTGAGCGCAGTCCGTGCCATAGTGCAAGTACGGCAATCAGCCGGGCTTCGTGGGATAGCAATGGACATAGTCGTACACTACGTCGCCAGCGACCGCACCCGTGCGGAGACATTCAGGAATGTAGTTGAAATTGGCATCCGGCCAACCAGCGTGGAGATCGTCTACGAAACAGGAGGTATCGTACAGTGCGCGCGCATGGAAGATGTGACGCACATCCGCGCAGCAGCAGCGAAGGTGCTGCTTCCGAGCATCGTGTAAACCAACAACAGGAGGTATGAAATGACAACTTGGTTGATCAAACACTTGACGGACCCGGGCGACGGGCTCGTGTCCCAGACCAAACTCAGACTTGCGGGGGACGATGGGGATGACATCGTGGCGGTTGTGCAGGCATTCAAGGAGCAACACTCCGGCTGGATCGTCAGCGCCGAAATCGTGGAACACGAGTTGATGACTCCGGCCCGCGCCGCGCCCGAGCAGCGAAAGGTGTTCTGCGTGATGCTGAACAATCGCATCTTCAGCGGGTACATGTTCGCTGGTGGAGTCGCTACCCCCATGTATCACGAGACCCAGCAGGGACTCACAGCAGCAATCTTTTTCACAGCAGAGGAGGCTCGCGAAACGGCAGAAGAGCTCCGGGAGCGCACTGACTACCGGCACGACGTTCACATCATCACCATTGGAGAATGACATGGCACGCCCCATTATCAATTCACCGCGCATGCTGCGCACAGGGCAGCCGCTGACCCTGGAACAAATCAAGTCAGTGGCCCCGGCAGTGTTTGCGTCTGGACCCCATGAAAGCCGTGGCCCACGCTACGCCTACGTGCCCACCATCGCGCCGCTCCAGACGCTTCTGGACAGCGGGTGGCATGTCTACGAAGCCGCACAGCAGCGCGCCCGCGCGGCCGATCGTGACCCGTACACCAAGCACATGCTCCGCATGCGGAAGGAATCCCTGACGAAGCATACGGACGGCGTGCCGGAAGTCATCCTCATCAACGGACATGACGGTAGTGCCTCGTATCGGCTGATTGCAGGTTACTTCCGCTTCGTGTGCTGCAACGGGCTGATGGTCGGGAGTCACATCAGCAGTTTCACCGTGCGCCACACCGTCGGTCCACAAACCAGCGATGAAGTGCTGCGGGCGGGGGAGAAGACCATCACGGAGAAATTCCCAGCCATGATGGAGCAGATGGAGAAATGGAGGAAGATCACGCTCTCCGACGCTGCGGCCTACAGTCTGGCCAAGACGGCTGTTCAGCTACGCTACGGAGACACGGTGCCTCCGTTCAAACCGGCGGAACTGCTGCTCGTGCGCCGGGATGCAGACCGTGCCCCCACGCTGTGGAACACGCTCAACCGCATCCAGGAGAATATCATGGGCGGCGGCTGGGAGACTCGCTCGGCCATGTTCGGACGCAAGTCCACCGTCCGCCCCGTGGAACGCGTCAGCGCGGTGGCGAAGATAAACGGCGGACTCTGGGACGCTGCCTTCCAACTGGCGGAGGAAGCCTGATGCTCTACGCCCTTGCAGGCGCGTGCGCAGTGATGCTCACGCCGAGCTCCCACCAGATGTTCGTGGGCACCGTTGTGGTCGTGGCGAGCATCGTAGTAGCGCTCGTCTCTGAAAAGTGAGGGACCATCGCTGAATGGGCTTGCGCCCCAGCCCTGCCAGCCCTACACTGGCAGGGCTAAACAGCGAGGAGCAAATGGCGACTCACATATACGAACGAGCAGGCGTACTGCTCAGCATTGATTATCTACCAGGGGAGGAGCCCACTTTCAATTCTGTTCGCGTGCTGGATGCCGATTATCGCCCTACCGGCCCCGAGTTGCGCGACCTTTTCCATGAGTTATTTGTTCTCACCGGCCCGTCTGACGGGTCACCTTTCTTGTCTCTTGTTGCCGAGGATCTGCCATGCCTACCAAGAAATCCAAGCCCAGCGCTCCTGTAGCTGAGCCTACACCCCTCACCATCCCCGACCTGATCATCCTTTCGCATTCAGGGATTCAGATCAAGGGGGAAGACCTTGCGAGAATGACGACGCACTACGCCTTGAAGCGTATGGAGCGCCTCATCGCCGACAAGACAGCCGCCAAGTTGAAGGACGAAGAGAACGCCGCCGCTGCGTGCCTCATCGAACAACTGCGCGCGCAGAAGATTCAAGCCGTGGGTGGTGACCGCGTCACCGTCGCGCTGAACGAAACCGAAGAGCCTGTGGTCAAGGACTGGCAACTGTTCTACGCCCACATTCTTGCCACGCAAGATTTCTCCTTCTTGGAGCGTCGGCCGGGCAGGGCAGCGATCAAGGAGCGCTGGGCTAACTCCGAGGACGTTCCGGGTATCGACAAGTTCCCGGTCTACAAGTTGTCTGTATCAAAGGTGAAATAAACATGCCCACTGCTGCCCCGCGCACCAGCGCACGCGCCCCTGCTTCGCAGGCCCCCAAAACCGCCTCAGGACCCGCTGAAGCCACCGCCCAGGGGGGTAGCCTAGCCCTGGCACCGCTCACGGGCTCTGGAGCCGTCGCATTACCGGCGGATGTGCTGGCCGAGCTGGCCGCCGACGCCAAGGAGGCTGCCGCCAAGGAACGACCCAGCATCAGCCGCATCTCGTTGAAGTCCGGTGTCATGTCCTACGGCAACCAGGCCATCCCCGGGAACCAACTGGACTGCGTGGTCATCGCCGGCGTGTTCAAGAACGTCTACTACTCGAGCAGGTACGACGCGAACAATATCGTCAACCCGAACTGCTTCGCCTTGTCGGAGGAAGAAGACGAGCTCGAAGCGCACGCCAACGTCCCGGACGATAACGTGCCGGAGGACGACCCCAAGGTCCCGCGTGAAACGCCCCGGGCGTGCAGGGGCTGCTCGATGAATGCCTGGTCCAGCGATCCGAACGGTGGCCGTGGCAAGGCGTGCAAGGAAACTCGCCGACTGCTACTGCTCCCGTTGGACGCGCTGGATTCTGTCGCAAACATCAAGAAGGCCGAGCTCGCCATCCTGGATGTGCCGGTCACCAGCGTCAAGAACTACGGCAATTTCGTCAACGCGCTCGCAACGACCATCAATCGACCGATGTGGTCGGTTGTGACGAAGGTGAGCGTTACGCCGAACGCCCGCACGCAATTCCAGATCAACTTCGAGCCCATGTCGGCCGTCGCGGACGCGGAGATCCTCCACGCGATCAAGCTGCGGCGAGAAGACGCGCTGCGCATCGCGTTGGTGCCGTACGACGGCGTCGGTGGCGAGGCCGATCCGGAGGCAGCCGCCCCGGCGAAGCCCCAGCCCGCCAAGAAGCGGAAGTACTGAACCCTCCCCGCCTCGTGAAAGCGAGGCTTTAACCCCGGGATGTTGTCTTTGCAGGGCATCCCGGGGTCTTTTTAACGACTATGGAGGTTCAGTGATAACATTTGACTACGAAACCGAAGGCATCGTCGGCAATCCTATCTTCAACCCGCCGCGCCCCGTGGGCGTGTCAATAAAGTTGGGGGACCAACGCTCGAAATATTGGGCGTGGGGCCATCCAACCGGCAACAACTGTTCGCAGGAAGAGGGCTACGCCCGGCTGCGGGAGGCGCTCAAACGGGACCCAGAATGGCTCGCTCACAACGCAGCTTTCGAAGCGGCCGTGACGAAGAAATGGTTGAAGCTCAAGAAGGGCAACCCGGTCAATTTCCACGACACGCAGTACCTGCTATTCCTGACTGACCCCTACGCCTACACCTTCTCGTTGAAGCCATCGGCTGAGCGGATTCTCGGGATGCCGCCCAGCGAGCAGGAAGAAGTCCGTGACTGGCTACTGGCCCACCAGCCGATGCGGGAACATGGAATCACGCTCGGCACGGGCAGGGAGGAGACGGAGACACGCCACTTCTGGGCGCGTTACATCTGCCTTGCCCCGGGGGATTTGGTCGGCAAGTACGCAGAAGGCGACACAGACCGCACCTACGAGCTGTTCCGGAAGCTACATCCGCAGGTTCTTGCGGACGGCATGGAGCAAGCCTACCAGCGTGAGCAACGACTGATGCCAGTGTTGAGCGAAAGCTCAGCGCGGGGCATTCGTCTTGACACAGGGAGACTGAGCCGTGATCTGGAGATTTATACTCAGGCGCAGAAGGCCGCTGAAGACTACCTTAAACAAGTCCTCGGAGATTTCAACATTGATTCAGACCGCGAACTTGCTGCGGCGCTGGATCGTGCTGGTCAAGTCACGGAGTGGGTTCTTACTCCTACAGGAAAGCGGTCCACATCACGGAAGAATCTCGCCGGACGTGTCCGTGATCCTAAACTACTTAGCGTCCTGGGATACCGTGGAGTTCTTGGAACCTGCCTCGGGACATTTGCTCATCCATGGCTGGCGCAAGCAGGGCGTGAAGGTGGCCGTCTTCATCCCCAATGGAACCAGGTTCGTGGGAACCGAGGCAGTGATGGAGACATGTCGGGTACTCGCACGGGGCGCATGTCTTGTCGAGAGCCAAATTTCCAGAATGTACCCAACGACTTTGAGGGATTGGTGATCCCCGATTTCTTGAAGGACATCATCCCGCCGTGGCTCAACCCGGTGCCCCTGCTGCGGCTCTATCTGCTGCCGGAGGAGGGTCACGTTTGGCTCAAGCGAGATTTCAACGCGCAGGAAATGCGTGTCATGGCTCACTTCGCCGAGGGGCATCTGTATGAAGCTTTCCACAATGATCCTGCAACTGACCCTCATGAGTCTGTTCGGAGGATTATACGTGATCTCACTGGCCTTGACCTTCCGCGCAAGTACGTTAAGATTACGGGCTTTGGGATCATGTATGGTCGTGGTATCGATAGTCTGTCTCTTGCTCTCGGCGTTCCTAGGGACGAGGGAAAGAGCGTCCGAGACGCCTACTTCGCTGCCCTGCCAGAAGTGCGCGAGTTGTCCTTCGATACCAGGAACATCGGGAAACGGGGGCAGTGCATCACCACGTGGGGAGGGAGGAAATACTACCGGGAGCCGAATCCGGATCGTGATCTGAGCTACAAGCTGCTGAACTACCTCATCCAAGGCAGCGCGGCGGACCAGACGAAGCAGTCTATCATTGACTGGAACGAGGCCCGTGGCGAGGAAGATCTGCTGCTGGCGGCGGTGCACGACGAGAACAACATTTCCGCCCCCATCGGGCGTAAGAAGGAGGCGATGCATATATTGCGAGAAACAATGGATGCTCCTCGGTTTGACGTGCCGTTCATGTCAACTGGCTTTGCCGGGCCGAACTGGTCCGAAATTGGGAAATACGAATGACAACAGACAACGACCCCATTATAGAAGCAAAGAACGAACTAGGTGATTTGATCCTCGCAAAGTGCAAGGAGCTTTCCGTAAAGTTCGGTGTGAAAGTCCACGCAGCCTCTGTGGTCTTCCACGCGGATGCCAGTCACGGGATGGTTGATCCGGAGGTTTTTACAACATTCGGTCCATACTCACTTGGNCTTCTGCAATGCTCAATTATCATGTCAGAGGCAGCTGCTACGAATATGGTGATGGATCATGGACCAGCAAGCACTCATTGACGGGCGCGTGAAGGCCCTGCGCACTTTCTGCATCGAAGTGCGCAAGATCGTCAAGGTGGTGGAGAAGGACCTCGACGACAAGAAGAGCCACGAACACAACTTCATCGATCTTTGGCCGGAATTCCGCACCGCTCTGCCCGTTGGGTTCCAGATTGTCATGTCCAATCTCGTCAGCGAATTGGTCAAGCTGGAGCCGCCCCCGCCACGTATCATCATTCCAACAAGGAACAATAATGGATTTTGACAAATTCCGCTGGTCGTTCAGCCAATGGGAGAATTACGACGGCTGCCCCGCGCGCTGGAAGTTCAAGAGCATCCTGAAGCTGCCATCATCCCCGCCTGGGCCGGCAGCGGCGCGTGGGTTGGAGATGCACGACCGTGTGGAGAAGTACATCACCGGGCACCGTGACGATCTGTCGCCGCCCGACATGATGTTCGGGGACCGCAAGCCAGCAGTCATCAGCCCCTGCTACATCCCCATCATTGATGCGTATCGGGACCACCCAAATGGTGATCGGCATTGCGAGAAGCGCATCAGCTTTGATCACGATTGGAGCATCAACGGAACACGCGCGAAGGAAGGTGGATGCATGACCATCCTAGACGCCGTGCGCGTGGAGAAGGGACTCGTGCGTATCGGCGAATGGAAGTCTGGCAAGCCCAAGGACCGGCACAAGGATCAACGAAGTCTCTACGCGCTGGCGGGGCTCATCAGCTACTTCATGCCCACGGATGGTCGTGTGGAAGTGACGACCTACTACTTGGAGCTACCAAATGAGTCTCCCAAGCGGCTGAAGGTCACGGGGGAGGACTTGCCCAAGCTGATGGATAAGTGGACATCTCGGGCGAAGGACATGGCGAGGAACCAGATCTGTGCCCCGCGCCCCGGACCTCACTGCAACTGGTGCGACTACGCGCGCCGGAAGGGTGGACCATGCCAGTTCGGGAGGTAGTCTTTGGCGCGCGGCAATCTGGTAGATCGACTGCCGCTCTGCGGTCAGTACCGGTCTGCGGCATCTACATACTCCCGACATGGAGGATGCTGCCGTATGCCAAGAATCTTGCGGCACATCTGGGTCGGCCGGATATAACATTCAAATCTGCCCAATGGCTGAGCGAGGGAGGCTGGCGTGGGTTGGATGTTTGCAAGATCGTGATTGATCACGCTTGCTGGGACATGTCGTTCAGAACTGATCGAGAATGTGCTGGACTGAACGAGTTCCTTGCGTACCAGCGGGGAAGATGCAATGAACAAAAGAGAGATAACTGAAGAGCTTAGATTGGTTGCATTCGCTAAGCGATGCGGCATACTGGCTCTAAAGCTAAATCTAATGGGTAACACAGGATGGCCTGACCGGCAGTTTCTGCACGAAGGTCGTTCTGTGTTTGTTGAAATGAAGCGTCGCGGGGAAGATTTAAGGAGGAATCAACCCGAACGTATTGACGACTTGGTTCGTAGACGTTTTCACGTTGGAGTGTTTGATGACGCAAATATCGCAGCCCGGTTCTTGGAAGCCACGCTCTTATCAGAAAGTTGGCGTAAAATTGATGATCCAGCAGGCGTGTGCTGGATTGCTCTACAAGCCCGGTCTTGGAAAGACCTCGGTGGTGTATGCGGCGTGCCGTATCTTGTTGGACAAACAGTTCGTAAAGAAGATTCTCGTTATCTGTCCGATTAGGCCGATGTACATTGTCTGGCCGCACCAGAAGGACGATTACGTTGAATTCCAGGATCTGCGCGTGGGGGTCATGCACGGCAAGGACAAGGATGAAGTCCTTGTCAGCGATGATTACGACATGTACGTCATCAACCCGGAGGGGCTCCCGTGGCTGTTCAATTCTACGTCGGACAAGAAGGGGGTGACAGTAGACCCCGTGCGGCTGGCGTGGCTTCGGGAGAAATTTGACATGCTCGTGGTGGACGAATCCACCAAGTTCCGGAATTCACAAACGAACAGGTTCAAACTCCTGAAGAAATTCGTACCGTTCTTCAAGCGCCGGTACATCTTGACAGGCTCGCCCCGCCCCAAGAATCTCATGGACTTGTTCGGGCAGATTTACATATTGGACGAGGGCGCATCGCTGGGGCGGTACATCACCCACTACCGGACAAATTACTTCTATCCGACTGGCTACGGGGGCTACGATTGGACCCCACAGCCGGACGCGCTGGAACGCATCACGGATAAGATCGCCCCGCTGGTGCAAGTCGTAGAACAGAAGGGGAACATTGAGCTCCCAGAAGTGCTGATCAATGATATCTGGGTAGACCTGCCGCCGGAAGCCATGCGGCACTACCGACGCATGGAGGCTGAGATGGTCGCCCGGCTGGAGGAAGGTACAGTCGTCGCCGCCAACGCGGCTGTAGCTTCCTCCAAGTGCAGGCAAATCGCCAATGGCGGACTGTTTGGCGATTCGGGAGAATGGCAGTACATCCACGATGCCAAGGAGGAAGCCCTGCAGGATTTGCTAGAACAGCTACAGGGCGAGCCAGTGTTGATCACGTACGAATTCAAATTTGATGCAGCTCGCATTCATGACAATTTGAAAGTGCCATCCATCAGCACAGGGAAGGTAAAGCATGATACCGCTACCATTAAGCGGTTCTCCGACGGCGAGTTGCCCGCCGTGCAGGGCCACCCCGACTCAATCGCGCTGGGCACTGATGGCTTGCAGAAGCACTGCTGCAACATCTGCATGTTCGGATTAACTTGGAACTATCTGAACTACGAGCAGGTGATTGATCGGATAAAGCGAACGGGTAACAAATCCAAGCACGTTACCGTTCACCGCATTCTCGCGAGAGACACTGTTGATGAAAGAATGATCGCCGTACTGGATGATCGCGAGACATCGCAGAAAGACTTTATGGCTGTGCTCAGGAAGGTAGCTGAAGGCGAGCGGAGTAAGGGTTAATACCTATTGCCGACGACCTTAGACAAGAGCACAATTTCAGCTCTTACGAAAACCGAGTATAAGGTTCAGGAGCCACCGGAAATGCCACCCCTGCCCTACCCCTGCGCCCGCCGCGCCAGCGGTTCTTGAGCGCGTTTAGGGCCCTCGGCGTACAATTCAAAACCCCTGCGCTGCACGCGGCGCGCAGGCCATAATCGTCGGGCATCCGCGTAGCCCATGGAGATTTAAGAAATGGCCAAGTTGAACACCCAGCCGGCAGCGAAGACGGCCGCTGCCCCGAAGGTCGCCCCCAAAGCCGCGCCGAAGGCCGCAGCCGCCCCGGCGCCTGCTCCGGCCCCGGCGCCTGCTCCGGCGCCCGCGATCCGTGGCCCGAAGGGATCCACCGAGGACGCAACGATCACGGTGAACGTGGAGAGCAACCCGAAGCGCGAGGGCAGCAAGGCGCACGCCGCGTTCAGTCACTACGAGGACGGCATGACCGTCGGCGAGTACTGCGACGCGATGGAAAAGGATGGCATCGGCAAGGAAGCCACCCCGAACCTCGTGTACGACGCCAAGAAGGGCTTCATCACCATCGAGGGCTACGAAGTGCCGGGTGGCGTGGAGCCGCCCAAGGTGCGCGAGCCCAAGGCCCCCAAGGAGCCGAAGGCCACCAAGGGCAAGAAGGCCGAGGCGAAGGAAGACCCGGAAGCCGCCGCGGAGACCGAAGAAGAGACCGCCGACTGACCGGCTGACCTCAACCCCGAAAACGTTCACTTCAAGTAAGTGGACGTTTTCTTTTGCCGAAAGGTTTCGAGATTGGACATCCTCATCCACACGTACGGCCGGGCAACGCTCGGCCAGCAGCACACTCTCCGGCAACTCATGGCCGACGGGCTCAGTCCCACGATGGTAGTGCAGTACCGCGAGGCCGCCGAATATGGCTGGCTTGTTGATCTGGGCATCCCACTCTACGTGCTCCCCGACAACATTCGAACGTTGGCCCCCACTCGGGATCATATCATTCACGACATGCGGGGTGATGACAAGGTCGTTTTCCTCGATGACGATCTCCACTTTGCGGTGCGTCGCTCGGATGATCCAGGTAGATTTCGCAAGCCCGGCGAGGGCGACATCGCCCACATGTTCCATGCGATATCGCACAGCCTGAACGTGTATCCCCACGTAGGCATCGGGCCACGTGAAGGTGGCAACCGCAACCAGGAGTCACATCTCTACAACACACGGATCATGCGGGTTCTCGCGTACCGGCGGAGTGTGCTCCGTGAGCACCAAGTGTGCTTCTCACCGATGGTCGTCATGGAAGATTTCCACGTCAACCTGCAACTGCTCCGGCTGGGCTTCGCGACCTGCGTGGAGAATCGCTGGGTGAGCAATCAGGCCGGAGGCAGCGACGCACCCGGGGGCTGCTCAGTGTACCGCACGAAGGAAGTGCAGACAGAGGCCGCGCAGGCGCTGGCCCGCAGACACCCGGGCTATGTCAAGGTCGTGCAGAAGGCCACGAAGAATGCCTGGGGCGGGGGCGTGCGCACGGACGTCGTTGTCCAATGGAAGAAGGCAGCGGCGGATGGAGTCCTCACGCATGGCGAAAGGAGGATATTCTGATGGCGTGGATCGGAGTTGATCTCGACGGCACGCTGGCCGAATATCACGGGTGGGTCAGCTCGCATGACATAGGGGTCCCTATCCCGAAGATGGTGGCTCGTGTAAAGAAGTGGTTGGGAGAGGGAAAGGAGGTTCGTATCTTCACAGCTCGGGTTTCAGCTAACCCGCACAGCCCGGCTGAATTGCAACGGGCAGAAGACGCCCGCACCGCCATCGTCGAATGGTGCAAGCTGCACATCGGGATGGAGCTCGTCGTAACCAACGTTAAGGATCTGGCGATGACCGTGCTGTACGACGATCGCTGCCGTCAAGTCCTTGAAAACTCAGGAGTGATTGTCGGTGAACAAGACTGAAGACATGGCCTACTGGATCAACGAGCGTCAGCGGATGTTCAAGTGCAAGGAGGCGAAGGAAGCGATGGGCGCCGGCCCCAGCTTGCTGCACGGCTGGAGCAACGATCCCGCGATGGGCATCCCGCGCTACTGCAACGTTCACAGGGAGGACGACCGTGTTACTCGTTGGATTGCTAAGAACTGGCGCAACCCGAATGCGAGCCACCCCAATCTCGTCCTCGGGATGGTTCTTGCTCGGATGGTCAACTGGCCAGAAACTCTGGCCGACATCGGGTTCCCCAAGACCTGGGATCCTGAGAAGATCAAGCAGAAGATGCGTATCCGTGAACAGGAGGGGAACAAGGTCTGGACATCGGCTTACACCATTTCCACCTGCGGCCGCTCCATGAGCAAGATTGATTACGTCGTGGATCACGTTTGTCAACAAGTGCATGACCGAGAAATGCGCCTGGACTGCTCACGATTGTCGGGCGCACACAATTGGCTCATGGGCGTTGACGGTCTGGGCAGCTTCCTGGCGGCGCAAGTCATCGCGGACCTCAAGAACACGGATCACCCGCTGGCAAAAGCGAATGATTGGTGGTCTTGGTCGGCGCCCGGCCCTGGCAGCCTGCGCGGACTTTCATGGTACTTCTACGGGCAGCCGGATGTCGCCATCAGTGCGCGCAGGTACCCCGAACTCATCGAGAAATGCTACGATGAGGTCTCCCCACTGATCCAGACCGCCATGCCCATTCACATGCAAGATTTCCAGAATTGCCTCTGCGAATTTTCCAAGTACATGAGGATCATCAATGGCGACAGAAGAGTCAGGAACAAATATCGTCCAAGGTGAGCTAATCGTCGGCAGAGTCATACATGGGGCGGCTATGAACTGCCTCATCATCGATTACGCCGACCGGCAGAACACCTTTTTCAAGCAATTCTTCACCACCGAAGAATTGAATAACTACGCCGTTGAACACGGCTTAATTGTCAAGGAGCAAGAGAAATGAATACGTTCTTTCAAGAAGTCAGAGAATTCAACCAGACTTTCGGCCTGCCGGTCAAGTCAGGCCCCGTTGTTGACAGCAATCTTCGGGATCGGCTGGTACTGTTCAAGAAGATCATCAGTGATGAGGTAAACGAGGTCGATGAAATCATTGCCAAGCTGGACGGCGAGACCATCGATCCTTTGGAAGTGCTGACTGATGTCGCCGACTGGCTGGGTGACATCGTCGTCTACTGCACCAGCGAATCGGTACGCCTCGGCATCCCGATGGAGGATGTTCTTCGCCTGATCATGCACTCGCAGTACTCAAAGCTTGTGGATTCGAAGCCGCTTATCAGGGACGGCAAGGTGCAGAAAGGACCGAACTTCGTGGCACCGGAGCCACGGATTCGTGCTCTCCTGAATTCAATCCGCTACGCCAAGGGACTGCAGGAGTGAGCATGACACACTTTCTCAGAGTGCGGAACGTCAACGTTGCGTTCAAGGAAGCCTTCTGGTTCATGAAGATGCAGGGCATTTCCGAGAATAGCAGGAACGGCGAGGTTGTCGTCGCGCCTGGGCCGTTGATCACCGAATACTTGCACCCTACGGAGCGCGTGCTGTTCAATCCCGTGCGCGACGCTCNNCCGATCNGTGTTCCATTTGATGGAGGCCATCTGGATGCTNGCGGGGCAGCGAGACGTGACATGGCTCCTGCCGTTCAACTCCCGTATGCAGGACTACACGGATGACGGCAAACATCAGCACGGGGCCTACGGCCATCGATGGCGCGCAGCGTTCGGGCACGATCAAATCCTGGACGCTATCGCGGAATTGCAGGAAAACCCCGAAAGCCGCCGGGTTGTCATCGCCATGTGGAACCCCGCCACGGATCAGTTCATGCCGTTCAAAGATGTGCCGTGCAACACCCACATCTATTTCGACTGCCGGGGTGGCGCACTCAACATGACCGTCTGCAATCGCAGCAACGACATGATCTGGGGCGCCTACGGGGCGAATGCTGTCCACATGAGCATTCTCCAGGAAGTGGTGGCGTGGGGCATCCAGAAGCCCGTGGGGGTCTACCGACAGATGTCCAACAACTTCCACATCTACAAGTCCAACCCCTGCATGAGCTACCTCCAGCAGCCGCCCTGGGAGGATTACGACTATTATCGGCTGGGGGAGCCCGCCCCGCTGTTCGAGAACAGCGAGACTGTCTACGATTTCTTGTCAGACTGCGAGTGGTTCGTACGAGAACGGCACTTCATCCCACACAACAAATTCCTTCGGGAGATTGCCCTCCCACTGCGTGAGTTGTATCTTGCGCGTAAGCTGGGCGCGAAGGATACACGCGAGCAAATCAAGGCGCTGCCGGTCTGCGACTGGACCGCTGCTTTCGATCAATGGGTGGAAAGGAGAGAAAAGTGAGCGCGAACGAAACGCAAGTGGGCGGAACCCACTACAAGACGGGAGGCGAGGAGCACTGGGACCGCGTCCACCGACTGGGGCTGGATTATTTCCAGGCACAGATCACGAAGTACGTGGAAAGGTGCTGGAAGAAGAATGGGATGGAAGATCTCAAGAAGGCCCGACACTTCTTGGACAAGTACATCGAGATCC